CCATACTCAATATTATTGGATATTTAGCATTGAGAAACATGGACGCAATCTTGTTTTTCATACTTACATTTTTGTTATCGATTTATTTCACACGCAATATGATTATCGTGTTGTTTATTTCGATTATTGCTACCAATTTCTATGCCGGGACTAGCGGTATGATGTCATCCAGTTTGGGAAGAAAGGAAGGGTTGAAAAATAAAGAGGGAGCGAAGAATAAGGCAGACGCAGATGAACCGGATGTTGAGGCTGCTACGGGTATGAAAGAACCAGAACCAGAACCAGAACCAGAACCAGAAAAACCGGCAGAAAAAACCAAAGATAAACCAGTTGTTAAAACCGGAATGCAAAATCTGAAACCTGCAAAATTTAAACCCAGCAAAAAAGCTAATCCAGACGACGAGGACGATTCCAACGCTTCTGCTTCCGCCAGTAAAAATAAAAATAAACCTGCAGTTGATGACGAGGAGGAGGAGGATGATGACGATGACGGATATGCCAAAATAAGCGGGTCCAAAGGTAATCGCGTAGACTACGCGCAAACACTGGGCCAAGCATATGACAACTTGCAGAACATTATTGGAAAGGATGGCGTCAAGGGACTCACCACGCAAACCAAGGATTTAATGGAACAGCAAAAAGTACTCATGAATAACATGAAAGACATGGAACCGCTTATTAAAAGTGCCCAGGGATTTATGGACCAAATCATGGGCGGTGGTGGATTGGACGGCATTTCCAAACTCTTTGATGGCAAATTGTTCGGAGCAATCGCTCCAACTATAGCAGCAAACGGAAAGGCTTTACAGGGTAAAGATCTTGATGAGAAGGAATAAAGAATAATAACGAATAAAAGAATAATAACTTATTACTCAAATGTGACGATCACTTCCACCATTTCTTTTTTTATACAACTACTCGCCAAAATGGACAACTCCTCTCTCCTTTTTCTTGTAGAGGCAGACGACAGTGATAATAGATCGTCATCTTTGCCGCCGCCATCAGTATCATCATCGTCGACTCGTTTTGTATGCGGTGATGATGATAAAGTTAATTCCAGTGCCATTTCTTCATCGTGTCTGCCAGGCTTACGTTTAGATATACTGTTTCTACTGTTCATGTCGTGTTCAATGTCGCGATAATTGGCTTCAATATAATGAATAACTTGATTGTCAATCGCCCATTTAAAGAAATTAAGTTGCCCTACGGTTGTTTGTATGTACGAATTGTTTAGATATGGAAAGGCGATTCGATCCCATCTGCAAAAAGGGTCGAACCGTTTTTTTGAATACGCTTTCAAGTTGAGTTTATAATCAAGGTACACCTTGAATCGTCTTTCCGGTTTGGACCCGTTTTCGGGAATAGTGTACACCGTATAATTCTTTTTAGCATAATTTGTCGAAAACCAATCAATGATACGGAGAGAAATGGAGGATTCTCCATTAATTACATCCAACATGATTTTAAGCGGCTCGAAATCATTTCGTTTAAAAAAAGTTAAAAGTTTTGCAGTTAATAAATCATTCTGAGTCAGTGTTTTGGGATTGGGACAAATCGCGCACGTTGTCATAATTCTAATTGTATTTTTATTTTTATAATCGTATATGCCGAACTATAAAAAACATTTTAAATTGTTTTTTATACTTTAAGAGCTTTGATAAACGAACCGAACTACAAAACAAAATAAAAGAAATAATTATAATAGATAGATAATAATAATAATTGAATATAAATAAATCAATAAATCAATAATGTCATTTACACGTTTTCACGATGACCCGGCTCGCATTGTTAAGAACCTTGAAATATCCACGTATGCTGGACGTTATGCATTAGATTCGCCTGGAAATGGGGCAAATCCAGTTTATATGCAAGATCCACACATTCGCATGCAAAAATGGGGAGGGAATGCAATGACTGGCGCTACCGAGATCGAAAACAATTTATTTGGATTAACCCGAAACTTGAATCGCGATACGTTCGATAATTTGTATTGCGCTCCGGGTAAAGGTATTCCGGCTGCAAGCACGACGATTCCTTCGAGGGACACCATGAACGCGTACACGGATCAGAGTCGCGTCACGCATCCCGCATGGTTATTAAGGGACCAGCAACAGTATCGTCCCGACTATCCGCTGTTTGATCCGCAAGAACACATTGCAATTCCGTTTCAGAATAATCTCAGCACCCGCATTTTAGAAAAGGATTATTTTGTACCAACGCTTCCCACCGCAACCAACATTACGCATTCAACCGACGCAATGAGGCAGCATACCGCCGGATCAAATATCGGAATGGGGATGCGGATGCCATAAAAATATAAATATCATATCAAAATATAATAAATATAATATCAAAAATAAAAATATTATAATACAATATAAACAACATACACAACATACAACTACAATGAAATCTTCACAGATTAAGGTCACTGAAAAGTGCATTGATTCTCGTCCTCTCAATTTCTCTAATTCGTCACTTGACTCAAAAAATTCTTCTATCAGTGTTGGAGGCGGATACAGCCAAGCTGGTGGATGGAATGGAAATATTACGTATACCAAAAAATGGTAAAAAACTATTCATATCAAAAAATAAAATATAATATTATTTTTATTATTTAATATGAATTAAAAATCATTTTAAGTTTTACAGTTACTAATTAATTACTATTTGAAAATAAAAATAAAAGTTCAATGTCCAATTTTTCATCCCTGTATGGAAATGTTTGCAACTACAGTTTTTCAAATCGGTATAGTTCATTGTTATGGTCGAGGTTTCAGCCTCCAATATATGATACGGCCCAGTTCACGCCCGACGAAATCAGCGAACGCAGAAAGTGTGAAATACTAAAATACAAGCCAAATACAACCCAAAGTACAAAAAAACAACGATTTGCTGCCGCGTCAAGGGGGTCGTTGTTGCGGAAAAAGGGATTTGCAAGTCAAACTGATACGCTGACGAATTCAAATACCGCGAATTTACCTGAAGTCAATGGTGTTTTAATTTGCCCCTCATCAGAAAAAAAGTGCACACTCACTAGTGAAAGCGACGTACCTGGTCCACCTAGATTGTTGTGTTTGCGTGATGAGGTTCCATTATACGGTAATAATCGCACATACGAATACAAGGCGGGGCAAGTTCTGCGATCACGCATTCCAACTACAGCCCTAACTTCACCAAACAATGTGGTCGTTGTTGGTGGAGATAAGTCACTCGTCGTAACATGGATGCCACCAGACCAAGATGAAAAGGGCTTGTATGGGGGTAGCACATTGACCGGATACTTGGTGGCATATTCAACCGACCGAACCAATTGGACCAATATTCCATCGACGTCTGCAACTACGGGCGGCTCTCAAACTGGATACGTTGATGCAAACACGCTTACTTACACGATAAATGGCCTCAAAAATAATACGCTGTATTATGTAAAAATTTATTCAGTTACCACTAGCGCCACATCTACATTTCCTGCAATTTCATCTGGAAACACGTTTCTCATTCCAAGTAAACCGGTAAACTTTAATGTGAGCGGCGATACTTCAGCGACAATTGTAACCATCAATGGTATCAGTATTGACAAGACGAATATAATTGCAACATGGTCTCCTCCATCATTTGACGGCGGAACGCCGATTACGTCATACGAAGTAGAATACTCTACCGACAAGATCGTTTGGACGAAGATGGATGCGACAATTGGAACTAGTGATTTAATTTACGATTCTGTAAAAAGAGTATACACTTACCGGTTCACCGGCCCAAATCCAGACGGTCTGAACAGATTAGCAATCGTTACAAAATCAACATACTATGTTCGGGTTCGTGCAAATAATGTGGTAACGAGAGATGGTTATACGTCTCCGTATTCAGAAACGCTTTCCGTAAACACGCTGAATACGCCATCAGTCGTGACAGGGGTTACACTAAGTTCCGGAACGACGGCTGGAACAATATTTCTTGCATGGAACGCGCCGGTAAGTGATGGTGGGAACGAAATTCAAGCGTATACAGTGAGTTACTATAAAACAACCGATCCACTCAAACGAATTATATCTTCCGGATCAACCACGCTTACAAAATTCACGATATCCGGTCTTGACAGTGAGAACTTGTATTATACGTTTCTTATTTCAGCTTTGAACGGAACATATACTTCGGTGCCTTATGAAATTACCGGTAGGGCAAATACGGTGGTCGGCAAACCAATAGGTCTCAAGGTTGCGGTAACGAACGGGCAATTCAACGTATCATTTGTTATCGATGACGCTGGAGGATCAACGGTGACGTCGTATATTGTGCGCGTATCAAAAAACACCGACCAGGGTCCGTGGGTTGGTTACGAGTATGTGGCAACAAGTACCCAGTCAGTGGGTGCGATCCAGTTGAACTTATCAACTTCAGCAATGATATCTGGTAGCGTGCGACCCGTATTCGAAACAAAAATACCGTATTATTTTAGAGTATCCGCCAGAAATTCGCTTTTTCCTACAAGGGAAGGGGTGGTTAGTACTCCGGATATATTAGGAAAGATTATTGTTATCCCCAACCCGATTACAAATATCGATATAAATATACTGTCTAGAAAAGTTATTAGTATATCTCCATCAACCGGTGAATTTATTGAAACGGACGAGCAGTATCTTTTGCTTGAATGGTTCTGGGTAAGTTTGAAGGGTGGAACAAAGACGAATGTGGTTAGCGATGATATTGGAGGAGACGACATATCGCATGTCGGATATATTTTGGAATATTCAGAAACAGCTGGAGATTTCAAAATATGGACTTTTTTCAATACAGCGTCTAACCTGTTACGGGATAGGTCATTGGCATTTACTTATATCAAACCGGAGACAACTTATTATTTTAGAGTCTACGCGGTAAATACTGCTGGGAGATCCAACGTATCTCTTGTAGAGACCGTAACTACCGGCTCATCCATCACGAGTTCATGAAATACGCTTATTTTGAATATCGGACGCGACAATATAAATTGAGTTTTCCGTAACAATAATGTACTCCGTCTCCACTTTAAATATTTTAGCAATTGGGCTGGTATACTCGTCCGCGCTCTTCACGAGAAGCTTTTCATTATTCTCTCGAACTCCGATGATGACACTCTTGTCAAGCGAGCTGGTCCAGTAGTCCAACATGATCGGTTTATCTTCTACGATCGCCAACTTAAAAACATGTTGCATGCATAGCTGGGTAGGGATACGATACGTCTCACCGCCGGCTTGAACGGTAGTTTGCTGCGCTTGGGAAGAACCAGAAGACGAAGATGATGAAGAAGAGGAAGAGGAAGAAGAAGCTGGTTGACTGGGTGGAGGCATCAGAAATGGTTAGTTAGTTGTTATTTATTGGAATAATTGTATTTTTATAGTATAACATTTTTTTAATCTTTAAATACTTATTTAGAGAATAAAAAATTTTATTTTCGCATTCGCGTCTTTATATTTCATTTCATTTCATTTCATTTCACTGTATGATTTAGAATACCATATTATAC